CGAGTTCAAGGCCAACGGCAACGCTGGTTACGTGAGATAAGGAGGAATTATGGCAAGCACTAAAATCTACGGATTCCCATTAACGGGACAGGTTCTCACTGATATCACGGCTGGAACCGTTGACGCCACCACGGACATCACGCTCAAGGGCACCACCGGAGGATTCGTCCGCAAGTTCTATGAGGCAACCGCCAACATTGAAGCCGACGCCTCCACCACTATCACGCTGTCTATCCCGGCTACGGCAAAGATTCTTGGTTGCCAGCTTCGTGTAGACACGGCCCTCACAGCCACTGAACTCTGGGATGCAAACTATTCAGGCGGCTCTACCGCAGCCATCTGCTCCGCCCAGGCCGTGGCCCAGAACACCAAGGTCAATTCATTCACCACAGACGTAACCACCGATGTCACGAATATAGCCATTACCAAGAACGGCGGCGGCAACTTTACGGCGGCAGGCACTATCCGGGCAATTGTCTATGCTGAAATCTTTGACGCAATGGCAAGTCTGTAAGGAGTAAGTTATGGCGGAAACTTATAACCAGACAGCAAGTCCATCATACATCAGTGCGACATTCAAGAGTCCGTCTGCTGTGACTGGCACATTCCATTTCTACGGATACTACGAAGCCCCGGCCACGCATGTTGTGCTTACGAATGCATCTGCAACGCAGACCCTCGGATCATCCAACAATGCATATGAAGCCCATGTGTTTATAGTAGCCAAGGAAGCTGGGACGGCAACCGGAGGCGCAACCGGCACCGCAAAAATCACCATCACCGGAACATCGATGACATCAGGCGGAGTGCGCACAGCCGCAGATTCAGAAATCCTCGTCGCTGATGTCACCGCTCTCACAGCCAATCAGTACGTAGAATCATCCAAGATGTGGATAGGCACAGTCACGCTGACCATTGCCGCTACGGGAGATCACACAACCTTCTCTGCAACGGTCAACTACGGTTTCGCCTCTGCCTTCCACTTTGCAGAACGTAAGGTTCGCATCATCCAATTTGAAGCCACCGGACGGGCCGGAGCCACTGACTCTGGATTCAACATTCAGTTATTGCGTCATGGCTCAACCGGATGGACATACTCCACTGCCGCATTCGTTGCGGGAGGTACGGCCCTGCTCGACATGAACGTAGACTTCAACACCGAGAAGAACATCACCTCGGGCAAGCGATGGCACTATCATCGAAAGAATCTTAGTATCATTGTTGATGGGGAAACCGAAGGAATCGTCGGACGCATCACTACCGGTGCAAATAACTCTGTTGAATCTTCAGATATTCGTACTGTATACCATTGGGTTTAAGGAGATAATATGGCAGCTGCCACTACTCACGAATTCAGATACCCTACCTTTACGGTAACATCATATTTTACCACATTCACCGAGGTAGACGGTCATTCAACATTAACACTAACCTCTTCTCAGGTTTCGTCTACAATTATTCATAATGTAGGCCAGGGAGCATCTGACGTAGTGCACAATCTACCTACAGCAGCCGCAGGATACAGTTTCATCGCGGCAGTCGGAGAAGCTCAAGCTGCAAATAAATGGGGGTTCAAGGCCGCAGCAGGAGAGATCATCTACCTTGATGGTGTTGCTGGAGCAGCCGCCGGAACTGTAAAATTCGCAGCCCCAGCTGTGGGAAACTACTTTACGTTTTTCACGATCAAGCGTGCTTCAGACTACGCCTGGATTTGCAGCACTGGCATGGGAATGCCAAGTACCGAATAAGGAAAAACAATGGCTCTTGGAATTGTTGGAACAACAGCAACTTATAACGATACAAACGTCATCCGTATATCTGTTGGCACGGATGACCAGACGTATAATAATGTCAGCACGTTCGGAGATGCGCCATACGATATTAACATTGGGAACTCAGGAACTACACCGTGGAACGCGGCTCTCAGGTTTAATAACGTTATGATCCCCACTAGGACGACTATCACAAGTGCGAAAATAACTCTTGGATGTGGTGGTGCTGGAGACCACGACACATGCAACGTAACAATTTCCGGAGAAGATGTCGATAGTAGCCCAATTTACAGCACCTATGCAGACATTACAGGGAGAACCAAGACTACGGCCACCGTTGCATGGAACAGCATTGGTGCATGGGCTTATTATAGTGGTACGGCTGATACTCCAGACATAGCAACAATTATTCAAGAGATAGTAGACAGACCTGGATGGAGGGCTGGTAATTCCATCACTATATTCATTGAAAACAATGCCTCTACAAATGATGCATACAGGGCATTCACAAGTTATAATTATTCGACATATACAGCTCAAGCACCTTTGCTGACGATAAACATTGGTGCAGCAGAAGCAACCCCAGCTGCAATTTATACCATTTCTTCTAACGCCGATGATTGTTATACTGAATTTGGTGCACCAGATACATTCAATTGGGGAGATGTGGGATACAGTTACATAGGAAGAAAAGCAAATAATGCATCATACAACGCCGGATTAAGGTGGGGCAGTATTTACATTCCACAAGGCGCAACAATTCTAGATGCATTTATTATTGTATCAGGCAAGACAGATGCTGCGAATGCGGCAACTACATGCAACGTTGCCTTGTCTGTTGAGCTATCTGCTGACGCCGCAGCATTTACAACATATGAAGATTTTATTGGACGCAGTTTGTATGGATCATCTTTAGCATATAATGCTGTTTCAACATTTACAGATACCGTTGGATATGTGTTTAATGGTGTAACTCCACTTGTACAAGCTGTGGTTAATCAAGAAACATGGGTATCTGGCAATCACATGGTTTTTAAGTTCTTAGACAATTCATCTACGGCTGGTGCCAGTAGGTGTTTTTATGCAAGGGGTGGCGGAAGCGTTGATTATATGCCAATGTTGTACGTCATTTGGTATGTACCGTAATAATAGTTGGAGGGGGGCACAATGGTAGCTGACCCGAGTTGGTTTGAACATGTTGATCTCATGCAGGTTATTATTGGTGGATTGGGGCTTCTCATTATGTGGTTTATAGCAAGGACGCTTCGGAAGATTGATGCCAATCAGACAAGTTTGTTTAACAGGCTAAATGATCTTAGTGAGGAATTCTATACTCTTAAAGGCGAGCACAATGCAATTAAGAATCGTTGCTTAAAGGTTGCATGATGAGCCACAAGGAGGATGAACCATGCCGAAACAAGAATGGTTCAAAACCAACAAATGCGACCATCCTCTTTCGCAGAGGATCATCGTCGATCCTAGCCAAGAACTGTGCAAAGCATGCGGAGAAAGATTCTGGCTTGTTGCGTGGTCATGGCTGAAGAAGGAGAAATGATATGAGTGAATTGTTTGATAAACGCGCATTGTTTACAAAGTTGTTACCGAGATTGTTGGATAAAATGCTTAATGATGGATATGTTCCACTGCATGGCAAAGATGGTCTAAAACATATGAAGAACAGTCTGCATTATGAGGGACTAGCTGTTGATATAGATTTATTCAAGGATGGCAAGTATCTTGATCGCACAGATGACCATGAGGTGTTTGGTGAATACTGGAAGTCCTTGCATCCTGATTGTGTTTGGGGTGGAGACTTCGGATCGCCAGACGGAAATCATTATAGTATTAAGTTTCAGGGCAGGAGTTAATTATGGATTGGAAAGAAATTGCAGCTAAGGTAACAAGCTCTGCTCCGTTGTTGGGTAGTTTTTTTGGTCCCGTTGGCACACTTGTTGGAACTGGAGTCAAGATCTTCGCATCCGCTCTTGGTGTTGAGCCCACTGAAGAGGCGGTGCTTAAGGAACTTACAAACAATCCCGAATCGTTATTGAAACTCAAGGAATTTGAGGGCAACAATAAGGTTGAACTTGAGAAACTTGCAATACAACGTGCCGGAATGGAATATGCGGATACTGCTGATGCTAGAAAGCGTCAAACAGATTCCGAGAAAGCAACCGGTAAAAGAGACTACAACCTTTATGTGCTTGCATGGACAATCATTGGTGGTTACTTTGGGTTAACTAGCATGTTGTTATATTTCTCGTATACAGGAAAACCAATTCAAGATGCAACAGGGGTCTTGTTTATGTTGTTTGGTACTCTGTCTACTGCGTTTGGTATGGTTGTAGGATACTTCTTTGGAAGTTCAAAGGGAAGCGCAGACAAAGCTGAAACAATTTCCATTGCAACTAGAAACTTAAGCAAAAAATAAGGAGAACACATGATAATCGTACCAAACGAACTACGCTCAAAACTACGAACATTCATAGACAAACAAACACTAGACACACTAGATGAGTTCTTTGATTTCTGCCGAAATTCTATCTTGCAAAATCAACATGGTATAGCTGAAGACGTCCCTCTTAGGTGGAATCAAGGCAAGGTTCAGAATCTGTTGGAACTAAAGGACATATTGCGATATACTGTTGAAGATAAGAAATCAAAGTAACCTACAAATGCAAGATACATGCTTTGGGAAATACCCGAACACATGCTCTTGCTTAACTTTCTAGGGACTGCATTGCGCTCCCAAAGGAGGAAATATGGGGAGACCCAAACACGTTGAAGATGCTGCTAAGATTGCAGAAGATCTTCAGAAAAAGCTTTATGGCAATCCTGAAGAGCCGCCCACGACTGATGAACCGCCGATTGATGTTGCACCAGAAGAACCTCCCGTTGATACAGTAGGGACTCCGGTTGAACCGGAACCGCCTGATCCGACAACGGAATTGTCCCATAAGTTAGAAGTTTTGGAAGGCCGATACAGGGCTGAAACCAAACGGCTTGAGGACATGGTTTCTAAGTTGTCTACGGAACTAGCCACACGCGCTGCTCCCGTAGCACCTGTTGCGCCAGTCGAACCGGATGAATCAGAAAACTACATCAAGGAACTTGAATCAGAATATCCTTCGTTGTACAACGGGATTAATGCTCTTATCAACAAGGTTGCCACGGAGAAAATCAGTAAGCCTTCTCAGGTGATTGATGGACTAGTTAAGAAGGTACAGATGACAGACCAGGAACGATACTATGCTGGCTTGGCAAAGAGAATCCCCGACTGGGAAGCAATCAATTCCAGCCCTAAGTTTCTTGAGTACCTAGCAACCAAGGATCGTTTTACTGGTCTAAAGCGTCACGATCTCCTGATGAATGCATTTCAAAATATGAACGTTGAAGCAACCTCTGCTTTCTTCGAGGACTTCAAAGAGGCAAATGGAATGGTTGATGCGGAAGTAATTCCCCCTCAGCCTGCTGTACAAGAACCAAGCGAACCCGAAACACGACCAGGAAAAGTTCCGCGTCCAACTGCAAGATCCGGCCAGTATGTTACGAGGGCCGATATTACCAAGTTCTACCAGGATAAAGCCATGCGGCGATTGACTGGTACGAAAGAGGAAATTGCAAAGATGGAAGCTAGAATTTTACAGGCCGTGAAGGAGGGGCGCGTTAGATAATTCACGGAGGATACCATGAGTGTTACTGCTGTAAGTGGGCATCCTGATTATACTTCTAGCGGTGCTAGTCGCTATATCCCTAGCCTATAATTTTGGGGATGTAAAACCTTTTCTGGATAACTGGAACGGAGTTAATTGATATCCCAACCAGAGGGAACGGACAAAAAACAACGCACGCAGTTCGGGGAGATTGAACCATGAAGCGATTAAGTTGGAAGTACATAGCGGGTCTTATTGATGGCGAAGGATGTATTGATTTCCAGTATGTCTATCAAAAGCCTCCATATGATAAGGGTAGAAAATACATAACGCCTAGGGTGCGCATTACACTAACGGTTGGTGATTTTGTATTAGATAGCCTTAAGACAAACTTTGGTGGCTCAATTGATATTAGGAAGTTTGAAAGAGTAGAATGGAAATCAGCACATACTTGGCAGATACAAGGTAAAAGGATAAGACCGTTTCTTCAAAACATCGTTAACCATTTGTATATTAAGAAAGAACAGTGTAGGTTCTGTATCTGGATAATAGACAATGTGATGGGCAAGCAAGTGGATGCTTCTGTAACACAGTGCGCCATATACGAATTGAAGGCTATGAAATCCGACCCGCACAGACTAAGTGAAAAGGCAGCCGAAAATATAATGCGGCTGATGCGATAGTCGAGACATTATCAAACATTTGATATTGTTAGGAAATTTGGTCAGGAAAGTTAATTTCCAAGTTTTACGCCGCCACGGTATTTAGTGATATTTCCAATACCATGTACCAAGGCGAAGTAAAGTCTCAGGGAGATAAAGTTATCATCAGGCAGATTGGCAATGTGTCAATCAATGATTACCAGAAGGGCCAGAAGCTCAATTATGAGCGCCTGGAATCTACGGATGTTGAGCTTTTGGTTGACAAAGGCAAGAGTTTCAGCTTTACGATTGATGATGTGGATGCGTATCAGTCCGACATCAGATTGATGGATGAGTGGTCTACGGATGCTTCTGAGCAGATGAAGATCAAGATTGATACGGATGTTTTGGCAGGCGTTGCGTCTTCGTCCCATGCAAGCAATATTGGTGCTACGGCTGGCGCAATTTCGGCTGGGTATAACCTTGGTGCATCTGGTGCCCCTATCCAGATTACTAAGGCGAACGTTATTGAGTACATCCTTGACTGTGGTACGGTCTTGGATGAGCAGAATGTCCCTGAGTCGGATCGATGGATGGTCATTCCTTCGTGGATGAACAACTTGCTGAAGAAATCGGATCGAATTGAGGGGTCCCTTAATCCAGTAATGAATTAAGCAAATCGGGTTAATTGCTGGAACCCTGAAATGGGAATCAGCAGCCAAGCCCCTAATGGGGAAGGTTCAACGACTAGTGATCCAAAAAAATAACACCAGAGCCAAGTGCTGAGAGGGTGTATGAACGACAATGACAGGGGAATTTTAGTAGGAATGGTTTTGGGCGACGGATACATAAGGACTGCAACTGCTAGAGACAAACTTATGAATAGACACGTCTCTCCACAAATTTATTTTGGACATTCGATTGCTCAATCTGTTTATGCGGAGCATAAAGTTAATGTTCTAAATAAAATGTTTGGTGGACATGCTACTCTTCGTAAGTCTCGACAATCTAATGGATATGAGTTTGTGTATGCAAATAAGTCTAATCCGTATTTCAAAACACTAAAAGGAATGATGTACTGTTCTGGTAAAAAAACGATAACACGTCAAGTGCTCGATATGCTAACACCAGAAGGAATAGCATATTGGTTTATGGATGACGGTAGTTATCGAATGAACAAAGATATGGATGGTGTTGTTTCATCTATATCGTTAACAATTAGCATTTATTCTTCAGAAGCAGAGATTGATTGTGTTGTTGGATTCTTTCTTGAAAAATATGATATAATGTTCAAGAAAGCATTTTGTAAAAAAACAAAACTTTGGTATGTAAGAGCAAACACATTCAACTCAAGGAAGTTTTCTTTGCTAATTGAAAAGTATATTATTCCATCTATGTCGTACAAATTGTCGTGTGTGAAACTTTTGGATTGCCACGAATGCCCGACATCCGAGGTTTTTACGTGTTCTTCATGTGGTGGTATTTTCCCAGCATTAAAGGCTTCTGGGAAATGTATGCTTTGCTATAACAAAGAATATTTTAACGAACTTGCAAAAACAAACAGAACTTGTTCTGAGTGTGGTAAAACAGAATGCGCAAGATACTTTGTTGGTAGAAAATGCAGAGCATGTTGGGAGAAGAGGCGTAAAGCAAAAAGGATGATGATATAGTCTGAGCTTACGGGAAAATAAACCGTAAGATGCACAGAATAAAGAGTCTGTGCGGTAACAATTTGCTCAAAGACCAGTCCATGATGAACGATGGAACTCCGTCGATTCTCAGGAATGGTAGGCTTGGCCGTCTTGACAGGTTTACGATGTATCTTAGTAACAACATCGACACTGCCACGGACAGCACGGGATACACGGCATACTACGCTCTATTCGGAACCAAGTATGCAATTACGTTTGCATCGCAGATTGTAAAGATGGAATCTCTGCGTGCGGAATCTACTTTTGGCGATCTGGTACGCGGTCTTCAGGTTTATGGCTACAAAGTTATTAAACCGGAGTGCCTCGGATACCTGTACGTCCGCAAGTAAGGAAGGAGGTAAACGAACATGGCTAATACCTATGATTTTACGGTTTCTACCGAAGGCGGAATGAACGCCCCTTGGGATCGACATGAAAACCTTTATATCATGAAGAAAACCATTGACTTCGGCGACGAAGACATCTTTACTGCTGCGCTTGCGTCCGATGATACGTATCAGTTGTTTGATATTCCTGCTGGTACGTGGGTGCTTGGTTGCTGGATGAATGTTACGGAAGCGGAGGCTACCAACACGACTGCAACGTTGGCGATTGGAGACACTAGCTCTACGGCTGGATATCTGACCGCTACGACTGTTGCAACCGCTGGTACGTATGGTGGGTTGTACGGTGGATCTGAAGCCTATCGTGCTCTTTCTGGACGCATGTATGGTTCCGCCCAGACTGATGCCGATGGTGCGGCTGAAAGGGTTATTTCCGCGATTGCTGGTACGGCGGCTCTTTCTAATGCGGTTATTGATTTCTACTGTGTCTGTATCAAGATGACCTAAGCAGACTGTCGTTAACTGGGGCTAGGTGATGCTCATACCTAGCCCCCACAGACTTGAAAGTAGATGCAGGGTAGGCTCCACGCTCATTCCCTGATTGAAATCAAGAAAGGAGTTTTACAATGGCTAGAAAAGAAATGTTTCATG